GCTGTTCCTCCCCGCAGCTGTGGTCCTCGCGGGTGCCGGGGTCCTGTTTGTGTCATGGCGGCTGACCCGGTGAGCCTGTTCTGGCGCCCCACTGAGGCGCGCGCGATCACCTCCCTGCCGTGGTCGGCGGGCGGACCGTCGCTGATGGCCGGCACGGCTGAGTCTGCGCTGCGCCTGATCCCGCTGTATGCGGCGGTTACGGGCATCGCTGACGACGTGTCGATCATGCCGTGGCACGCGTACCAGGACGGCGGCTCGTCGGGTTCGACGAGGCTCGCCACGCAGCCCCGCATCCTGACTGACCCGGGCGTGGGCATCGGCCGGATCGCGTGGTTCAACCAGGCGATGATGTCGATGCTGCTCAAGGGTTTCGCGTTCGGCATCGTCGTCCAGGTCGGCAACGCGGGCCAGGCTGAGCGTGTCGCATGGATTCACCCCGACCGAGTGCACATCGACGAGACCGGCCCTCTGCCGGTGTTCCGTGTCGACAGCAAGGTTATCGAGCAGGGCACGTTCGTCTACATCCCCGCATCGGTGATGCCTGGCAGTATCGTCGGACTGTCCCCGGTGGCCCTGTTCCGCCTCCAGTTCACGAAGATGATTTCGGCACAGCAGTACGCCGCGGCGGTCTATGCGGGCGGGATCATGCCACCCGGAGTCCTGCGCAACGCCAAGCAAAGACTCCCCGAAGGTTCAGCCGAGGTCGTCAAGGCGCGGTTCAAGGCGTCGGTCGCCAACCGGGACATCTTCGTCACCGGCAACGACTGGGAATGGTCGGCGCTCGCGGTCCCGCGCGATGACGCCACGTTCTTGGAGACCATCAAGGCCGGCGCCACCGAGATTGCCGCGATCTACCGCGTCGCCCCGGAGGACATTGGCGGGTCGGCTGGGTCATCGCTGACCTACGCGACCGTCGAGCTGAACGAGCTGAAGCGAAACCGCCGTGCACTGATGCCGTGGGTGAACCGGCTCGAGGAAGCCTTGACGGCACTAAGCCCGGAGCGCGTCTACGTCAAGGGCAACATGGACGCCCTCGCGCGGGCCGACCTCAAGTCCCGCATGGAAGCCCACAGCATCGCGCTGCGCATCGGCATGGAGACCCAGGAAGAGGGTCGCGCGCTCGAGGACCGACCCCCGCTGACCGCTGACGAGATCGCTCAGTGGCAGAACCTCTACCCGCCTCGCGGTTCCGATCGCTACGTCACCGAAGGGCCTCTGCCATGACGACAGTCGACATTGAGATCCGCACCGCAAGCCTCGGCCCGGTCGAACTGCGAGAGGGTGGCGACGGCATCGGTCAGCTCACCGGCTACGCGGCCGTCTTCAACCGGCACTCCCAGAACCTCGGCGGCTTCGTCGAGCAGGTCGACCCGACGGCGTTCAACAAGTCCCTGGCCGACAACGTGCCCGTGATGGCCCGGATGAACCACGACGACGCGCACCTGCTCGGCACCACATGGGCTGGGACGCTGACACTCGAGGCGGACGGCACAGGCCTGCGCTACACGGTCGACCTGCCGGACACGCAGTCGGGCCGTGACGCCAAGGTGCTCGCCTTGCGCGGTGACATGAAGTGGTCGTCGTTCGCGTTCCGCACCATCGATGACGAGTGGAGCCAGACCGAGCAGGGCTTCCCCCTGCGCACACTGCGGGCCGTCCAGCTCGTCGACGTCGCACCGGTCAACTCCCCCGCGTACCTCGACACCACTGTGGCCGCCCGTTCGCTCGCGGCCTACCAGACCCCCGAGGCTCCGGCCCCGGTGACCGACCCGGAGGGCAGCGGCGACCCGCACCCCTCGGTCACGGTTCGCGCCATGAGGCTCGACCTCGACGCACAGCGGTAACCCCCGGCAGGGCAGCGCGCAACGCACCCGGCAACGCACCACCGAACACCCCAGGCGAGCAGCGGAGACCCGCACTCGCCGACTCCATCGCGCCCCGAGCCGGGGCACCCCACCGCGTCCTGAAAGGACAGCCACCATGACGTACATCGACACCCTGGCCGAGAAGCGCCAGAACATCTGGGAGCAGGCCAAGGCCCTGCTCGACTCCGCCGAGGCAGAGAAGCGCGATCTCTCCGCTGAGGAGGCCGGGCAGTACGACGCCATGTCCGCCGACCTCACGGCGCTCCGGTCGCGCATCGACTCGCTCGAGAAGTCCGAGACCGAGAACCGCGCCATCGAGGAGTCGCTGACCCGCATGGTCGGCACCGGCAACAAGGCCTCGGCCCCCGAGGTCAATGCCCTGCGCGCGTTCCTGCGCGGCGAGGCGGGCCGTTCCTACGACGTGCCGATCGAGCAGCGCGCGGACCTGACCACGAGCAGCGGCGCGGGCACCATCCCTGCCGGGTTCCACAACCAGCTGTGGGAGTACATGGTCGCTTCGGCCGACCTCCTGAGCAAGGTCGACGTCATCAACACGACCAGCGGCGAGACGATCAAGTTCCCGCGGGTGACCGCGTACTCGACCGTCAGCTCCACGGCTGAGACTGTCGCGCTCACGCAGTCTGAGCCGACCCTCGGCTCGGTCGACTCGACCGTGACCAAGCAGGGCTACCTCGTGCAGATCAGCACCGAGCTCCTGACCGACTCCGCGTTCAACCTGGAGTCCTACCTCGCCAAGTGGGCCGGGCGCGAGCTCGGCAACGCTGTCGGGGCAACCGCTGCGACGGTGGCCCTGGCCGCCGCTGCTGCCGGCGTCACGGGCGCGACGGGCACGGCCACGTCCTTCGGTGTGCAGTCGACCGCGGGCACCGGGTTCGACCACCTCATCAGCCTGTTCCACTCGGTCACCGCGCCGTATCGGGCTAGCGCTTCGTGCGCATGGGTGCTGGCTGACCCGACCGCCGCGATCGTCCGCAAGATCAAGTCGGCCGATGGTGTCTACGTCTGGCAGCCGGCGGTCGTCGCCGGTCAGCCCGACCTGATCCTGGGCAAGCCGGTGGTCATCGACGGCGGCATCCCGGTGCCCGCCGCCAACGCCGAGTCGATCCTGTTCGGCGACCTGGCCTCCGTCAAGACCCGCATCGCGGGCGGATTCCGCTTCGAGCGGAGCGACGACTTCGCCTTCAACGAGGACGTCTCCACCTTCCGCGCCGTGGTCCGTCATGGCTCGGTCTCGGTGGACGCGAACGCACTCAAGACGTTCACGCACTCGGCAACCTGATCGGTCCTGATCAACACCGCGCGAGCCGTCTTCGGGTGGCTCGCGCGGTGCCATGAGGACCGATCCCCCCACAGAACGGATGCACCCATGCGCGTCAAGATGCAGCTCCAGATCACCGGCACCAGGAACGGTGCCTACTGGCCCGCCTCCGGTGTCGAGGTCGACCTGCCTGACCACGAGGGCGCGAAGATGTGCGCTGCTGGCTCGGCTGTGCCTGTCGTCGAGACGGCGACCGCGCCCAAGGTCGAGACGGCGACTGTCGAGACCACCGTTCCGAAGCGGACCCGGCGGTCCTGACATGGCCGTGACCCTCGCCGACCTCACCGGCTACCTGGGCATCACGAATGCGGATATCCGATACACCCAGGTGCAGGATGTTCTCGACGCGACGCTCGAGCACGTTGCCAGCATCGTCGGCCCGGCCGGCGCGCCGACCGTCTCTGTTCGCCCGACGGGTTACCGGCTGATTCTGCCGGCGACACACCTGGCCGTGCTGGGCGCGGTGACGGACCCGCTGGGCGCGGTCGTCACCCCCACGGACGTAGACCTGGCCGCCGGGGTCGTGACTCTCGGAACGGTTGTGACGCCTGGCGCGTATACGGTGACGCTGACCCGCACGACCTCCGCATCGGTCGATGAGGCGGTGCGGATCATCGCCAAGCACCTGTGGGAGACCCGCCGTGGGCGCGCGGGCCGCGATGCTGCGATGGCCCAAGGCGACGAGCAGGTGCCGATGGGCTTCGCCATCCCGCGCCGAGCGGCTGAGCTGCTGGCGCCGCTGACTGTGCCGGGCTTCGCATGACCACCACGCGTGTGGCCGAAGCCGTTGACGCCCTGGTGGAAATGCTCGGGACCGCGACGACGCTCCAGGTGCTTGACGGACCAACGCTCGACGTCGTCATGGATGAGGCGATCGTCGTGGGTCTGGAGACGGACGGTCCGGGGTACTCCACTGAGGTCACCATCGAGGACGGCCTCGGTCGGCCGAGGATGCGTGAGGACTTCACGATCGGCTGCATGTTGACCCTGGTGTCGGGCGATGCCGACGTGGCCCCGTTGCGGGCTCGCGCGTCGACCATCCTGGGCCAGATCGACAACGCCCTACGTGACCGGCACCGCACGGCTGTCTGGGAGGAAGCGTCGGTGTCCGGCGGTACGAAGTGGGCGCCGTTGCAGACCCCCGACGGGGTGTCGGTCGTGGTGTTCTTTGCGGTCCGCGGGACGTGCCTGCTGTGAGGCCATCACGCAACAGGCCCAGCGCAACGCGCAGGGCGCAGGGCCTGACGATGGGCTCGAACTGGGACGGCGTCATCTACCTGTCTGACCAGCTCGGGTCGGTGCCGGAGGAGTTCCGCGGG